GTCTTTGAACCTTTATCATTATTTGATAAAGTCTTTTTCTCTTTATTTTTTAAAATAAAGTCTTTAGATGTATCAGTAATTGATTTATCAGTAGTTGATATATCAGTTCTTTTATTATGGGGGTGATGTTCTACCCCTGGAGTTTCTAGGGGTAGGTTTTCTATGCCTTGCTGAGGCGACTCTTGAATAATATCATTGTTTGGCACTTCCTGCGGCGTTTCGTAAATATTATAAATGTACTCAAACTTAGATCGTCCCTCTTCTTTACAAGGTTTTTTCTTATCCACAACAAGATATCCTGTCGCTTTTAATTCTTTTATAGTTGACTTTACTGCTGTTTCGTTTTCTTTCAAGATCGCGCATAATCCCGGAATAGAATAATTCCAAGAATCCGGCAAAGAAAACATCACTGACAAAAGTCCCTTTGCTTTAAGGCTTAAATTCTTGTCTCTTAAATGATGATTACTCATCAATGTATAATTCTTTGTTTTGTGCACTCTAAATACTGCCATAATCACATGACCTCCTTTTCCGAATTGTTAAGTGGAATTTCGCTGAAATCCCGGAGTATGTCTATTCCACTATGAAACAGTTCAGGGGAGTCTTCTGTTTTGCAGTCTTCATTGAGAACCGGATTATTTTCGGCTATGAGTAATATTTCTAAAATATTTGTATCTGCAATATTATTTACCGCATAAAACATTACTCGGGTAATTTTTGCCGAATTTTTTCGTTCTCTATAAGACGATGTAATTCTTTGCGATAAATCAATTGATTTTCCAATGTACAAAATGGTATTATCTTCGCCAATAAAAGCGTATACGCCATGAACTTTATATAAATTATCACACAAAAACAGCATTGATTCCGTTGGAAAATCTTTACTACATTCAACAGTATCTTCGCTATTTTTTTCTATAATGGATTCTCTCCACAATATACGTGCATACGCATCTTTGTTACCTGATATAAAATCGGAAACATCACCATAGCAACTATTTTCATCAAACTTTTTGTATCCATAACAAGCACGTGAGATTGCATTAGCGTAATCAATTTGGCGAATACTTGCTTTTTTCCAATTGCATTTTTTGTATTCGTCTTCGTGCTCTGTGATAAACTCATTAACATCATAATAACTATCGCCTTCATTAAAGCTCATATTAATATCAAGAGCTTCGGCAATTACTCTGGCAAATTTTATTTGTTTTGGGGAAGCTAATTTTCGACCTTTCATATAGATAACCTCCATGTCGTTAATACGTGACTGCCGTTTCGTCACAGATCCATGATTTATAAAAACAACAGGCAGGCGTATCATGGAATTACGCTTGTCCCCCGTCGGGTAAGCCTGTTGGTTTTACCAGTTTTATGCGACTTCCAAATAAGCAATATCTTTGAATATCTCCAGTCGCTTTTTGCAGTCTCTATAGATTTCTTTGTAATATTTATTCTCCAAGATTCCTGCTTGGATGCAATGAAGAATGATGTTTTCAGCTACAGTAAGGTTGCTCAACTGTTGAGCTGTAGCGTTATCTCTTCCAGATATACCGCAAATTTTATTTGCTAATTTGGTGTATGTGATATACATTTTATCAGAATGCTGAGAACCCTGTTCTTTCGCGTATTCAACTAATTGCTTCAGAACATCCGTTTCAGCTTTTCTAGTAAGTTTTCCCTGCTCTCGTGTTTCAACCCAATACTTGCTTTGACGTTCGAAAATAAATTGTTGCATTAAGTAAAACTGGCGAACGAGCTCCTTTTTAAACCTACGGGTAATTTCACTGTTTCTCAAATAAGTCATAAGCAATGTAGCCTGCTGCTGATTTAGGATGTAAATTTTTTCCTTCTGACCGCTTGCCAAAGGTTCCATTTTAAATCGAACCTTCCCGAAATCCTCAAAATCGTCTAAATACTTTTGAATTACCGCAGTTATTGAATGATGCCGGTTGTTTGTGCCGAATGCAATAATTTTGCTGTCAGTAAATGCTTGATTGTTTTTAATACTTACTATCTCCATATAACTCCTTTCGTTCGCAACTGCTCTTGCAGGCAGGGTTTTTGGAAACAAAAAAAGAGCAGACTCCAAGACGGTATCACGGAAAGCGGGTCACTGTTTCAACCCAAGTAAATATCATCTTAAAGTCTGCTCAATATTTTGTTTTTCGTACAATAACAAGATATAGGTACTACTTGTTACTCATTTATTATACCGCAACCCGGCAGAAATGGCAATGGTTTTTACCATGCTGGACTAGGATTTTTCCGCCTGTTGTTGTCGCTCTGGGCTTTTGTGACTGCTTTCGCAATAGCACGTCCATCCAGATTGATCGTATTGGAAATGTACTGCGGAGATGAGTTTCCGCCGGTGTTCATATTCATCATTGCCATGGCAACGCCCTGTGTTACCGCCTGTGTCATTTCTTCCTTACTCAGTCCAATACTTCCGTCCGGCATGTTTCCGGTAATGCTGTCAGCAATGCTCTTCATAGCCTGTTTGTTGGTCAGCGGAAGGACTGCTTCTTTTCCGGCCTCACCGACACCGATCACGGATGCTGCATTGAAAAGACCACCTTTAGCATACCAGTCAACTCTCGAATTGTACCGCCACTTGTGGGTCTGTCCCTCTTGCCAATCAGTGTAATCCATGGAAATATGTGGAGTTCTGATGTTGATTGACTCCATGCCGTTTCGGAGATTCTGCATAGCGGTTTGCCCGATACTGTACATATTTCCGAAATTTCGACTGATTGTATTAACTATGCTGCCAATCGCACCGCCGATGCTTGAGTTCATTGTCCCTCGAATGTAAGAAGATATATCCCTTCCAAGATTCTGCCATTTGCCAAGAGCGATTCTGTACTGGCTTCCAAAGTGGCTGCGGACGGTTTCGTCCATTCTGCCGAGTTCCGTACTTGCGTCAACCTTCATCTGACGGACATTTTTGGTTACTTCACGGGAAGAATTTCCCCAGTTCTTTGTCGCAGATGTGTTTACACGGCTGAAGGATTTTTCAGCACTTGTAGCTGCGGATGCAGAATTGATTTCAGTCTGTCCGGTAATGGTGTCCCAAGCCCCTTTAATTTTTGAGCCGATTGAATCCCATGCTGTTTTGGTATTTGAACTAATAGTGTCCCATACGCCGGTTACGGTGTTCTTAATGTTTGTGAACGTATCAATTACGCTCCCAATTCTGTCAGAGATTCCCTGATTCAGTCCAGATATCAAATACCCGCCAATCTCAGCAAAAACCGTAGACGGAGAATGAATACCGAAAAGGTTTTTAACACCGTTAATGATAGGGTCTGAAATGTTTGTTTTAAGCCATGTTCCAACAGTAGAAATCACGTTTTTCGCACCGTTGTAGAGTCCGTTGATTAAGTTTGAACCATGTGTGTAAAGCCAAGTTCCGGCAGTGCTGAACGCATTTTCTATTGCTTCCTTAGCTTTACCGGCAAATTCCGTAACTGTATCCCAATTTTGCCACAGCAGAAATCCACCGACAACAGCTCCGATAACAGCTAAACCTATCGGGCTGAACAGTACGCTGCCCAATGTAGAAAACGCTGTTGCCATAGCTGGTGCAAAAGTTCCTGTAATCCAAGTTCCAATTGAACCAGCAAAGGCAGTTGCAGCTGGCCAAAGCTTAGTGGTTATAACTTCAAGAATTTTCGGGGCAATCTGTGTGGTTATGGTATTCGGGATTGCTTTCAATTTGTCAACAGCTTCCAGAGCGTAAACTCCAACAGTTGTGCCTAATGTACTGGTTGAAAAGGCGGTTGCTATTTTGCTGAGTGCTGTCCTCAGTAATGTTGCCGTAGCGCTTGTTCCGGTCGGCAGTTTTCCCATAGCGACTAAGATAGAGGATACTAAGGTGTCTGCTTTCGACACCAATCCTACGCCCGCAAAAGCAACCACAAACTTACCGGCTGTAGTTTCTCCTAATCCAGAAAAAATCCCGCCCAAAACATCCAGTAATACTGTTGCTAAATCCTTTAAATGGCTTCCCCAGTCTATCTGGCTAAGGAATAGTCCGATGCCCCTTCCGAAGGATTCCCAGTCTGTTTCTCCTGCGATATCAACCAGAGCATTCAGTAAGTTGGTGATGAAAGTGTTTAAGGATGTTCCGTTCTCTTTCCACTTGAACTTTCCGATAAAAGTATTGATTCCGTTGGAAATATTAGTTACCAATCCGCCCCAGTTGAATTTTTGCGTCCATGCAGCCAATGTCTTAAATGCGCCGTTTAATCCGGTCGCAATCGTAGTTGCTATTTTGGAGAATGAAATTCTGCCAAAAGCTCCGTTCATGGCATCAGCAACCGCAGTTCCTAACTGTTCCCAACCAGTCAGACCGGCATTATTCTCTTTAGACATTTTCTGAACAAAACCGTCCAGAATATTCCAGCTTATCATAAAACCACTGCCAAGGACTTGACCAAGGTTCGGCCAGTTAACTTCATCAATCATTCCGCGAAGCCCAGTTGCCAGTTTGTTACCAATGTTTACGAAATCAATACCACCCGGGCCGATCAGAAGCTCAAAGGTGTTGACCAAAGTGTTGATACCGGCACCGACAGTACGCCCTAATCTATCCCAGTGAATATTTTCGACAAGGCTGTTAAAAGATCGAGTAAAAGCATCACAAAATGCAGCAATTTTCGGGCCCACATTACTCCAACTAATAACATCATAAATCTTCCGGATTCCGATATTAAGCATATCTGCAATAGTCTTTCCAAGTCCTTCCCAGTCATGGTTGAGAAAAGCTTTGCGGATTTTTTCAGCCCATTTATTGATAGGGGTTTCTTCTTTGTTCAGAGCATCGTCTATCTGGTCCGTGATTCCACCAAGACCCAATGACGGCGTTGTTCCGGTTCCAGTTTTACCCTTTCCGGTACCAGGTGTTGAACCGGATGAACTAGAATTATCTGTCAGCTGATTCAGTTCGTCAAATGGAAGAACAGAAAGAGCTTTCTTCAGAGTTTTTGCTGATGAAGTAGCATCGTCCAGCCCAGAAGCTGCCGCATCTCCGGCATCCTGTAATCCGCTAAGGTCTGCTGCGGAATCTTCCAGTCCAGCAAGATCATTTACGACCCCGCTTGTGGAACCTTTAATCTTTTTCCCCATCAGAACATACATGAAGTTACGGAATGTTTCCGCAGCCTGCATAAGTTTTGACATCAAGGCATTAAGAGCCTGGATTCCCGGAAGAACTGCTGCGATTAAGCCCTGCCCGATAACAGATGCAAGGGACTGAAGATTCATAGTAAGGAGACGTACTTGGTTTGCATATGTCAATTAATGTTATCCTATAGGCTTTTTATCCTATAGTTCTTATAGTTTCCTATAAGTTCGGCGTACATTTTCATCCCATAAGGATGTCGGATACTCTTGGAGATATTATATTCTAAACTCTTTAATAAAAAAGCGCCTAGGTTCAATCCCTACGCTCTACAATGTGCTATAGCTTTTGTTCTATAGCCTTATCTCGGTATTAACTTATTGACTTATCCCTGTAAATATAATATGTTCGTATTAAGTCAACTTAACCTTTACCGACTTTACCCGATTTTCACTGATGTATTGCTACATCAGGCGGCACATAGTCTACCGGCTGTCCTGGCGAAGTCCCCCTGCTGTGCGCTTGTAACTGACATGATGTAGTTATAACGCAACATTGTTTTCTGCGCCTGTGTCATGGAATTATAGGCTGTTGTAATGCCTTGTGATAACGCATACTCCTGTAAATTGGCGACCGAAAGATTTATTCCGAGCTGTTTTAAAGGCTCGATTTCCAATTATGTTACCGTACCGGCTTTTTATCCGATACTTCCGGGAGTTTCCTCGCATTATGGGATGTTGATTCATCCCCGGTTCAGCGTACCTTTTCACCCTCGTATAACGTTAGGCACTATATTTAATAGCGGATTGACTTTATCAATCGTGTCGAACACTCTTGGGAGCATTATATTTATTCAGCTCCTACGCGTTACGGTGGCAGTCAGCCGTTAGTAATCTGACCACTTACCTCGGGATTAGCATGTTGATAATCAATTTAGCTTTCCCCGATTTTGCTCGATTTGCTATGCAATCTTTCGACTGCAAGGGGCAAAATGTCTACCCGAAATGCCCGCCCTGATTTTGTAGAAGGCGGTATCAGTATCAATGTTGTAAAAAGATGCTAAATCTCCGGCTAATCCTGCAAGAGTTGTTGACATCTTCGCAGCGGATTCCTGCGTCACACCAGAAGCATTCAGCATTGCCATCATGGTTCCGGAATAGTTCTTCGCTGCCAGTTCCGACAATCCAAACTGCTTTGTTGCTGTAGATGCAAACTTATACGCCTGATCTGCCATACTTCCAAAAGCAATATCTACAACGTTCTCGACCTCAGCGATATCAGAGCCAATCTCAAGGATCCCTTTTCCGCCCATAGCTTCGCTGAATTTGTTCATTACAGCTGAAGCAGCTTTGAAGCCAAGGACGGTCTTAATAAAAGAGCCTACATTGGAAGATGCTGTTTTCAGCCCACTGCTCCTGTTGACCAGATTGGATATTCCGGCTGCCAGAAATCCCAGTCCGCTCTTTGCTTTTGTCGCTACCCCACTGAGTAACGAAGAAAGTCCCGAACCGATAGAGGAAAGCTTGTTAAAGGAATTAACCACAGTGCTCGTAGCAGTTCCTACTTTTCCACCGGCCGCCGCCAACTGCCCGAGGGCTTCAGTCATTCTCAACGTATTCTCGCTGATCTGCGGAGCATCCTGCATGGCGGTAAAGAATTTCTTTATTTCTGTGGCCAGATTAGCCAGCTGCGATGCTGTCTGTCCGGTTTTGTTGCCAGCACTTGCCAGCCGCGAAATGGATTGCACAAACATGTTTATGGATTCCGAAGGCTTTATTGTAAACAGCATACCGTTAATAACTTTTCTTAAACTCTTTCCAAGAGTTTTTAAGCCCGTGGCTGACTGGTCTGCTTTTCCTCCAGCATTAGCAAGTCTCGCCAGTGAACCTACAAACCGGTTGACACTGGAAGATACATCCTTAATATCATTTAAGCTGTCGATGCTTTTGATGATTTCTCCCATCTTTGAAGTGTCAAATCCGCTCATATCTGCTGCCGCAAGTCGGCTTGATAACATTTGTGATTTTAGAATCTTTGAAATTCATTCCGTTAAGAGCGTTCATGGTACTAGCAATCTTTTCAACACCGGTTATTGCTGGCTGCATCTTCACAGCATCAATTTCTTGAAATTTTTGAATAGCGTTTACCGCTGATTTGACGTTTTTGGTATCAATCTTTGGGATTGAAATGTTCGAAGCACCTTTTAAAGAGCTTAATCCGGCTGCCAGATTCTGCAAAGATTTCGTACTCGCTCCAAGTGTCGTAAAGTCAACTTTTGACAAACTCCGAAGTTGTCCGGTTAATCCAGACAAATTAGGCACACTTACTTTTGTTTTGTTTAATGTCTGTAAGGCTGCTGATACTCTTCCAATTTCACGAGCATAATTCCTAAGCCCACCGGTATTGACGTTTCCCAGTGCTGTGTCAACATCCTTTAACTTTTTAGCCAGATTACTCAATGCTTTTGTAGCGTTCCTGGTGCTACTGTTTATTTGTATATCAAGGGTATCAATGGTATTATCAGCCACAAAAAACACCTCCTTTTAATCAAAAAAAATAAGGGCAGACAAGACTTTTTATTCATCCTGTCCGCCCTTTTTATTGCCTATTTCAGCTATATTCGCATTTGCCTTTTTTATCAGAAGTTCGTAGTAACGTTCCTCCTGCTTCAATTCAGCTTCAGATCGTTTCGGAACATCTGGTTTTTCTTCAACCCGCGGTTTCTTTGTTTTTTCTGTGATTGGTTTATCTGGATATTTTACTTTGCCAGAAAGTGCACTTGATACCGCAGATTTCACATATAAGCCGGAAAGCCATGACTGATATTCAATCAGTTTTACCTGAGTTTCTATCTCATCACGTTTACCTTTCTCGTACTCACGTATCCTTACTTGAAGGTCACGTATGGTACTTCTGAGAAATTCTTTCCGGCTCATTCCGATGCGAACAGCCGCCGGATATAACTCTGTCCAGATTATTTCGCTGTAGCTTTTTTCTGGTGATCTGTCGGCTTCTTCGGAGCTTTCTTCGGTTTGGCTGCTACGTTCAGATCGTCCATGAACGTCTCCAGACCGGTCAGTTTGAAAAAACCATCTTCCTCCATCTGTTCAAGACACATGGCAAAGATACCGTAAAAGTTGCCCTGCTCATCATCCTTATGTTCCTGAATGAATTGTGCTGCAAGTTTCTTCGCAGTTGCAAGATTCGGAACAGAACCGTCTGCGTCTGGACTATCGCCATGATATTGAAGAAGTCCTGCATAAAACACGGTTAATGCTGTGTTCGGAATATTCGCCATGCCGGAAATCATTTCTTCCGGAGTTTTATCCACACCGCCACTGGTTGCCAGAAGCGTGTTCATTACACTTTTGACGCAATCATCGTAAAGAGATGCCTCAATGCCGTATTCCAGTTTATACTCTTTGCTACCAATCTTTAAAAGTTTATACATAATATCTTTTCCTCCCAGTTAGATATATTTGTTATTCGCCTTCAGTTGGCTTAACTGCTGTATCCGGGCCGACATACTCATTGATAGTCAGGGACATGTCAACAGTAAGAAGACCATTCTGATCTCTTGCCGGTTTAGGAATAATAGTCGGTGGCTCAATCTTGGTGAAAAATGCTTTCTGAAGTGCCGGGTAATATTCCTCATACCACATAGACAGACCACTTGCATGAGCTGTTTTGTAAGCACTGATAAGGTCTTCCCACTCTTTGATTGTTTCGTCTGTAACGTTTACAGTTACATTGAATGTACCGCCGGTTGAACCACGACCTGCGATAGTTCTCTCAATTTCATCTTCAAGAGCAGATGCGTCAATAGTCTCAACGTCGATAGCGATTTCATCAGAAGCATTTATTCTGTGAAGCATAGTGAATTTTGTTGGTTTTGTTCCCGCTACTGTCTCTACTGCATAACCGGTAAGAGCACCAACGGTACTGATTCCTGCGATATTTCCTGCCATATTGGCTCCTTTCTGCCTTTCGGCTATAAATTACTGCATAAAAAAAGAGCCATTACGGCTCTGGCACGTAACCCTGTGCCCGGGAGATAAAAGGATCACCGCCCTTCTACTCTTCTTTGCTTACTTGTTTGATGACCTGATTCACATAAGTGCTCAGTCCTGCGACAAGAATACCTTGTGTGATTGCGGTAAAAACTGCCATTGCAATTTCCTGACCGCCCGTGACTGTAGATGTAGCGAAAACATAGATTCCACAGACAACTACGCCCAGAAGTCCGAGGATTCCAGGAATGTACTTGTCAGCTACGGTTTCAGCCTGTTTGAGGAATACTCCTACAAAATACAGGACTACAGCTACAACCAGGAGTTCCGGTTTCACATAGTTCATGATCTGATCCATTCTATCTCACCCCTTTCATTCGCCAAGCAACTGCCCGGTGTAAATTCTTGTGTATCGGCTAACAAGCCGTTTGATGCTATCGTCAGCGTTACCCATGAGTTCAGGCCCGTAGGTTCTACGAAATCCCATGTCAATCATGGATTGATGACTTTTTTCGTCAATTTGATATACTTTCGCAAGCGGAGCTGTACCTGCGGCGAAGCACTCAATCTGGACAGTCGGAACCGTGGCACATTCATCGCCTTCAAGATCTCCTTCTGTCAGAACGTTTCCCAACATATAAAGTCTTGCATAGGCTTTCTTTCCAGATGCAAGAGTTTGGCTTCTATCCATTGAAAAATTTCCTTTACCAACTACAGGTTCGATCGCTTTATTCCAACGCTCGTATATCTTGGATATCGGGTTTTTTAATATTTCCGGCATTTAATCACCCTGCCTGTTCTAGCATGTTTTGAGTTTGTGTTTGAATAAACTCTTTAATCTGCTGATATCCCCAGCCACAGTTAATAAGGCTACTTACAAGCATCTCCATGCTTTGCACTTTTGCTAAGTCTTCACCTGTAAAATAATCCCTAACAGCTTCTTTGGGTTTAACGCCAAGTTCGATTTCTATTTCCTTTGCTGTCTTTCCGAATATATTTTTGTATATCAAATTTGTGTAATTTGGATATGCAAATTTCTTATTCGGGCTGTCAGATATCTTCATTTTAATTGTATCTGTAAGAATATGTCTGATAACTACGCCTTTATCACGTTCAATTTGCCATTGCTGACGCTCTACGTGAATCTTTTTCAATTCATCACGCATTGCATTAAACTCTGCGATGTAGCGTTCTTTAAACTCCATAGCCCTTTCGCCGCCATAGCCCATGCAAAGAATTGTAAATCCATCTTCTGTAACGATGTACTCTTTAAGTCTTTTGTTTTGTTCCGAAGTATAAGAGGACAACGCATAATTTCGTTGTCTAAATTCTTCCGAACATCCCAGATTTTCGATATCTCTCAGTACATCGGAATGTCTTTTCTCGAAACCCTCTGCTATTTTTCGGCTTGTGGTTACGATTTTTTCTTCGTATCTTTTACCAATGATTTCTACCAACATAAATTCACTTCTCCTTTTATGATTTATTTTTTTGGCATGAAAAAAGCACCTACCTTTCCGGTAGATGCTTCGCATCTTAATTGTACAAAATATGCGTCATATGATTCCATATTTTAGTATAGGATGTTTAACTTCCAAACACTTCCTTTGCAATATGTCGTATCTGAATAATGATAGCTTCTTCCGCATGGTACATTGGCATATATGCCCTGTTACCATAAGAATGATGCTTTTGTCCACTTTCATCCACATACCACCATCCGTTTGGGTCGTAAGCGTGTTTTTGATCTGGGTAAGTACCAACACCATAATCAGCGCCAGACGGTAATGGATAGCTGTCCGTTCCATAAGAAATACCGGCGCTAAACTCGATAAAAAGAACCTTGTCTCCAGAAAGCCGGACCGCTGCACCAACAATATCGCCATGTCCGTTATTAATAACTTCCGTGTAGTAAGAACCTTTTTCTTCGGTCGGAACAGATTCCATTGTGGTCTGGATAACCTGTATTCCCTCTTGAGCCAGTTTATCAACAAAAATCTGGTTCTTCCTTTGAATATCTTTCCGGTATGCTTCCAACTGCTGAATTGCAGACTGCAAAGAATTATGGTTCAAACTGCACCGGATTGTTTTCCTACTCATTGTTGCCACCGATTTTCGCTATTCCATATCGGGCAACTTGTCCTTTTTGAGTATCAAGGATTCTCTTAAGCCTGTAGTCTGGAAGAACAGTCGGGCTGTTATCTCCATCAAAGATTAACGTTCCGTCTTCCCTGATTTCTGGCACGACATCAATCCACAGAACATCACCTTCTTTTGGCTGAAATGTTTGATCAAAAACCGTAATGTACCGGTCATAGTCGGGAACGATTCCAGCGGATAATTCCTCCGGTGTACCGGCTGTTGCTGATACTGAAATGTTCTTCTTTTGCGGGTTTGAATAGACAAGCGTTTTATCCATTCCATTGTTTTTTTCTGTTACTGTCGAAATCCATATAGACTGTTTCTGGCGAAGTCTACCTCTCATATATACGCCCTCCATTGACAAAATTACTTTTTTATGTTATTTTTATACAGAAATCAGAGAACAGCATATCCCCAGATTTCATAATCTTCCAGTCCCCAGTTTCTCAGTTCTGGGGACTTTTTTTAATTTAAGATAAATTAATTAAAGCTTTCTTTAGTTGACATAATTCCAATTATCTAAAGTATTTCCATGTGATTTTTTATCATTATGATAACCAATTAAGTTGTTAAAGTTGTAATAAGTTGTTGCTTGCCCAGTACCGGAATTATTATAGGCAGAATTTGGTGTAGCATTAGAATCAACAACAGTATTGTTTATTAATGTAAGATATATATTGGCATCTTGGATTCTTTGAGAATCAAATCTAACTGCGTAGTTATATGAAGAATCAATAATGCAATCTTTTATGGATAAATACTGGGTTCCTGCAAAAGACGATTTTGGTGAATCATGTCCAAATAGCGCTACCCTCTGTGTTTTACTTTCAATTACACAATTATCAAATGACATTTTACCATTTTTTCTTAAACCAAAACCAACACCGCTACTTAGCCACGACCTCATAATGCAATTCTCTACTCTGAATGTTTTACCTGCTAAAATGTCATAATCACAGTGTAAAGCATATGGTCTTGTTCCATCCGCATCTTCTGATGGTTTTCCCGCATCCACCGCAATTAACGTTACATTTCTTAATAATCCACTTCCCATCTTTAAAGGTGGTTTTGTATATGTTCCGAAATCATTTTTGATAATTACTCTATCTCTATCTTCTCCTATAATAGATAATGTCTTTATACTAGCATCAATAACTTCGCCATCATAAATACCGCTATGAATAAATATAATATCATTGTCTATTGCATCATTGACAGCACTCATTATTGATTTATATGGATACTTATTTCCGACTTCAAGTATTCTACTTTTAATTGTTTCGTATCCTAGAAATTCATACGGTGTATACTCACCAATGCTATCGCCCTCAACTACTGTTATTAAGTTCGACAACAATTTTAAGTAAACAGAATACCTAATATAAACACAGTTATTCGGAGTTGTAAATGCACCTGCACCAGTATTCAATAGCACACCACTGATAAATTTTTTAGACAAATCATAAAAGCAAAATTGTGCTCCTGAGCCAAAGCCATTAGCATAGTATTTTGTGTTCTTCTTTATCGGATAGAAATCCGAATATCCGTAGCTAGCGTTTTCTGTTGGGCTTCCATTTGTATAGTTCAAAAAATAGCCTACTGTTACATCTTTAGTTTTGTCAAACCAATTTGTGTATTTTACGATAGGTGTCATTCTGCTATCAATTACAGTCATATCTTCCCTTAATGAACTAATCGCATTTCCTGTGGCTTTTGCATCGGCAATACCGCCTTCAATGGTAAGAGTTTTATCTGGTTGTGAAACATTCTGAATGTCCGTAATGGCTTGTTCTTTTGCAGAATTTACATTTTTCACCGCCTCTTCAGATGCAGTTTTGGTAATAGCCAGAAGTTGATTAATTACATCTTTGTTGTTTTCATCAAGAGATGGCTGGTCAACTTCGATTCCTTCTAAAACAGGAATTTGCGCTACGGTAGTGTTCCATTCAATACTGATATTTGAATCAGAATCTGTCTTAACAGCGCAGACAATGAATCTTATTGTTCCCATGTATCGCGCGGCGTTTTTTCCAATGACCCATGAAAATGTTATGTTATCTTCGTTTATAGAAGCATCTTCACAAATGTATTGGTCTTTTATGGAAATGTCTGGATCTACGCTACTTACATTTTCAAAGTTGATTCGAATTGAAAATTTTGATAAATCAAGATTATCTCCCACTATCTTCGGGCAAGAAAATTTAATTCGTTCTGCATTTTTATCAGATTGCACCGCCCCAACTACGATTTCTGGAGGCACAAAAATAGTTCGTGTTCTGGAGTCGATTGTGCATATTCCGTTGCTTTCTAATAATGTAGTTGTTTCTGCTGTTGAATCTGAATCCATAAGTAAATCAAGTGCTGATGTCATTTTTTCTACCCCCGTTGTGGAATCGTTATTTTATCTGATGTTATAATAAATTTACCGTTGTCTTTTATACCTGTGACCGAAACCCCAAAATAATCCCACGCAAGAGCTTTAGATGGAATTTCACATTGTCCATTTTGTACCAATATCGGATATTCTTTGTCCATCCGCCAAAAAGAAGCTGCTATCTTGCATCCGTTCCATTCAGGTGAAAAAGAAAAGAACGCTTTTAAATATCCAGAAGTTCCTTTTACAAGTCTAGTAAAATCGCAACTTGGGTCTTGGTATATTTTTTGGTTTTCAACTTTAAATTTTAAAATTCTCATACAAATATCCTTTCTGTTCTGACAGGGGGCATATATAAATTGTTTTCCTAAAATATCTCTGGCCACCACAATAAGAAACGGTCTATCCTACGCCACTTTTTCCAGTAAATATGGAACAAAATGTATCGCTTCATCCCCTACAATATCATATGCGATTTCAAAAATCTGCCTTGCTTTGTCGGCAATCAGATTGGCAATCAATTCTTCTACTTCCACCCAATTTTCACGGGGCACAAGTCTATGCAGTTCTTTAAGAAATCCGCTCGAAAACATCATTGCATGGCTCAACTCATGTAGAACTACCCTTGTGAGAAATTCCCCCGAAATAGCGTCAGAAATCCAAATAATTTTTGTGTTTCCATCCGTCACAGCACAGGTCATAGTACCGGTACGGTCAACCAGTACTGGATTCTCCGGATAAGTGAACCGAACTTTCCATTTTTGCCCGTTCATGTAAAATTGTCTTAGCATAAAACCACCGCCTTTAAACCAAAAAGCCCCTGCTACATTCCTGTAACAAGGGCCTTGTTTTTAATTCATCTGTTGAAGAAGCTTAGTCAAATCAGTTTTCATCTGTTGTCTAAGGGTTGCGTCTGCATCCGACCACATCTCAGACATGGTACGGATAACATCCTGCGTGTACTCCTTCATCGAACTGTCCATCTTCTGTTTTGAATCTGCATCTTTGGAATCATGGTAATGCCTGCGATTCTCGCTGTATCTGTCATAGGTTTCGCCGTATCTAGACTGCTGACGGTTCGTTCCATCCATCCTCATATCACTACGGTCCGGATGATATCCCATGCGGTACATATTACGTTCAAACTCTGGATTGTTCAGATACTCGTCCATCCAGTCATCATCTTCCATGTACAGATATGGCTTATATCCCATACGACTTCCTCTGCCCTTTGGGGCAAATCTGCCATTGGAATAACGATATCTGTCATATCCCATGCGTCCAAGATACTTTTCTTCCTGTTCGCATTCATCCATAGCTTCTACGATTCTGTAATCTTTATCTGCACAAATTGCACACTTTACAGCTTCCATGCAGTCCTTCAGATCGTCCCAGTCTTGAGCACTGAGATTATCGAAGCCATGTGTCTTGGCTTTTTCCATAGCCCATTTTCCCATTTCCATTGCAACTTTATGCATTACAGTGCCCCCTTTCTAACAGCCTGT